CATCTTTGATGCGCATGTATCCACTTCGCCATCTGTTAGCAGCCATAGTCATCTGTGCGTTTTGATTTATACTGGTCAAGCATTATGTATATCATCTTCTTGATTTCGTCTTTCTTGCTTTTAGGTATGCGCAATGTGATGTTGCAAGTGTCCTCGCCGTAGATAAACTTCGGCCCTGCATTCTTACGCTTGCCACCTCTGCGCTCAATCTTTTGTTCCATTGCCGTCAAAGATAGGAATTAACTTTTGATTGTGCAATTTTAATATCTTAATCCATTTAGCACATCGGCTTAGGTAGTACGAGTAGACAATGCTCTCGGGGTTGGCATTCATCAAGTGCATCCTGAAGCTCTCATGTGTGCGCTGTGTTGAATGATATGTCACGCAGCCATCAACAATCTTTCCTTCAATCGGATAATACTCGTTCATCGTCTTGATGATCTTCTGCTCAGTGGTCAGCTCCATGATTGATGATGTTTAAAAATTCTGCTTCACTTCTTACAATGTGATACTCATGCCCGAGTGATCGGCAAAGCTTCTCGAAGGTGATCTGTTGAGGTGACTGTCTGCCGGTGTCTGTCTTCCACTCAATCCAACAAGTCTTGCCTTCGGGCTTCAAGTAGCACATATCTGCAACTCCTGCAATGACTCCCATCGCTTTGTTCATTGCTCCCTTGATGCCATTGATGGAGTTGTTATTGATGGCAAATATGCGTCCTCTTAAGTCTGGGCGTGCGTTCCAAAGGTTTTGGAAGGCTTTCGCTTGGGTAGCTGTTTCGTTCATTGCATCATCTTGCATCAGGCACAATGTAATAGTTGGAGTTTGCTCATAATATAATGTGTGTGCATATATGTGTGTGTGTATGTGTGTGTATAAATATCTGTTAATTATTAACTTTTTTGAATGATGCTGATGCAATCCTCTAAAAGCTTTGTCAGAGTAGCGACTCCGTGCATCACCCTTGTTTTTGCAAAGCTGATGCAAGATGATGCAGTTAATCCCCAAAATTCTTTGAAACATAGTACATCATAACGAGTTGACCTCTTTTGCCTCTGCGCTCCTTTTTGAATCCAATCGATGTAAGGATTGAGCCGATGCGCTGTGGGTTGAGGTAGTTGAACTTGGTATCCATCATGAGGAACTGTTGAATGTCAGTAATTGACATCCACTCGCCGAGCGATGTCGAAGTGCCAGGTGTGAGCTTCTTGTTTATGAGATCGTCTTCTGGAGTCGATAGCTTGTAACTTTCGGTTGCTGCATTTAGCTTGGCGATGTCTTCTCCAAGTAGCTTGTAGTTCGCCCCCATCTGAAACATGCAGAAGAGCTCGCGCCATAGGCCGTCCTTATCGCACTTGTTGTACAGCTCATGATCAATGTCAATGATGTGGATTGGGATGATGCGCCTGTTGCCTGTTGGATCACTAAGTATCTGCATTTCGTTTGATGTGCCGCAGAATACTGCAAGTCGTTTTAGGTCAGTTGAGACTCTGCCGTATGGCTCGCGCACGTTGATAAATTCTTTAGATGTTAGCTCCTTCATTCGCTTTTCTTCGCGTTTGGACTTACCGCCGTATTCATCATCATTGATGATAAGCTTGCCGCACATGAGTATCTCATCATCCTTTCCTGCATCCATCTTGGACTCAGCGTATAGGTAGCGGATTGGCTTTGGAAGGATATAGCGAAACCAATGTGTCTTTCCAGTGCCTTGCTTCTCGCCGCAGAAAACGAGTACGAGCTCGGACTTATGACCGTATGCGGAGGCTACAATTGAAAGCAGCCAAGTAAGTATGAAGTAGTCAGCATCGGCAGTGTCGGTGTTAACGCTGCTAAGTAGTAGCTGAATGTTTGGCCAATGGTCGTTGTTGTATTCATAAAGCTGTTCCTCAAAGAACTCATGCAATGGATTGTAAGATGGGACTCTATTGGAGAAGATAATGGATGTGACCAGATCTTTGTTGGACTCTTTGAATATTGCTTTTGAATCAAGGAAGATTGAATTAATTTCATTATCATCAATCGGCCTTCCATTTATTTCAACTTTGCGAGTAATAAGATTCTTTTTGAGCTCGAATGTTTTAATGTAAGCGGCGATGTCCTCGCTTACGTTCTCCGATTTAAATTTGATATCCTTGCTTACTATCTGCTCGACAATTTCTTTCGAGTCCGCTGCACTTATTCCGCCATGCTTCTCGAGTGTTTCGATGATGGCATCTGATGAAAGCCCTGCCGCTCTTTGCGATGTTGCATGGCGCATGATGCTCTTAGTGTATTCGGAGTAAACATCGATTGCGTTTTGCTTTGCATGAAAGTAGATTGTGCCTATGCTTGACTTCTTGCCTTTGGACTCGTTGTGGTTATTAAGGCAAGCGGTGTACTGTGCATCGCAATCGATGGAGTTGTACTTTGAGCTGTGAGATGATAAGGTGTGAAAGTGATTGCGGCCTTCTTCTCCAAACTCGGAAACAAGTGCGTAAGCAATGCGAATCCATTCGGAGTAATCCTCGCAAAGGTTGAGCCCTTTCTTGTCCATCTGGTCAATGATGGAATCGAAGTCTGATTTTATAACTACTACTTTTGCCTGCTTGTACTCCTTCTTTTTTGGGAGATACTTCTTGAATGTTGTTGACTTGTTATTAAGATGCAAGAAGGGATCGTAAGAGACGAATCGAGCACGCGATACATCTTTACCAGACTGATCAACGATAAGCTGATACTCGTTGTATAAATATGCAGCGATGGCATTGAAGGCATCAAGGTGGCGAGTGCCATCAATCTTGATAATTAGGCATAGACCTTTGCCGCTAATGGAGATAAATGCAGAATAAATATACGTGTCAGCACCTATGCGCTTTTTTGTTTCGGCAGGATCATCGAGGTTGTCGATGTCTATGGCTATATATCCTGAGTGCTTTCTCAGGCCGTCAGCTTTGCGCTCTGAGAATGAGCCGCTGATTGTTACCACTGGAGCGGACTTCTTCTTAAGGTCTTTTATTTCTTTATTTGGAGCATTGCGCACATCGAGGGCGATGTCTTGCCACTTTCCTGTTTGTATTCCTTCAAGGAAAGTGTTTATTTCGATGTCGATGTCTTGCTTGTCATGGACGTTTTTATAGGATGATATCAGCATTATATATTGATTTAAGGGTTGTTTTTAGTTTTTCATCCGCCAAGTCTTTGTGAAACCTGTTGAATCTTCTGTTGCGTTCACGACACCAGAGCCTCGCAATTTCGTGATTCTTTTTTGCAATATGTTGGTAGTTGTCTGCATTTAATTTCTTGATGTTCTTTTTTGCAAGCAGGGCAACGTGTTCAATGGCTACGAATAGTGATCGGTATTCTTTGTGGTGCTCGTTCATTGCGATAAGCTTCTTGATGTCCACGCTGTCGGTCATAAGTATGAAGTCCTCGATGCCTTGATCAAGCACAATCTTCTTGGGGAAGATGTATCCGCAGTAGCACTCCATCTTGGAGGTGTGCAGTAGTGCCTCGCATATTGGGCACTCTTTGACTGGGGCAACTCCTGCGCCTGGCTTCTTGGGATTGTGGAAGATATCCTCCCAATTTCGGGAAGCAGCCCATGAGCCATGTGTCATGCAGTTGCCACCAAGGTCGATGATTGTGAACGCGAGCTTTATTGGATGCGGACGAGCACCTCTGCCGCACATCTGAAGCCAAAGGGGCATCGATGCTGTTGCTTTGTTAACGATGACAGTCTCGATGTCGGGTTGGTCGAAGCCTGTTGTTGCAATGCCGATGTTGTTAAGGATGGCATCTGGAGTGTTGGCGAACCACTTCAATGTCTCGGCTCGGTCTTCTGAGGTTGCATCGAGATGCCGCGAGTTGAATCCTGCGGCAATGAAGGCGGCATTGACTGCCATCGAGTGCTCGACATTGCAATTGAAGATAATTGTCTTGCGCCCGAGTGAATGCTTTTGGTACGCTTTCAAAGTTGTGTCGATGTACTTGGGCTCTTTGTACATTGCGCCCATCTGAGCCTGGTCGAACTCGCCTGCTTTCATTTTTAGCTTGGCACGTTCCACAATGGATGACGATGAGTAGGTCTGCTCAGGGCAAAGAAATCCATTTTCGATAAGCTCTGGGATATCGATGCCGCACACGATCTCGGTGAAGTAGTTGCGCAGTGGGTTGGTCTTCTTGGCGGCAAGTGGTGTGGCAGTGAAGCCAATTATAAACTGCTCCTTGAAGTGCTCAATCACCTTGGTGAAGTTTCCAATGTGGCACTCGTCAACGATTACCATGCCAATGTTCTCGAATAGATGCAGCCGCTTATGAGCTGACTCGACCATTGCGACATACACGCGAGCATGTGGGATTTTGCGCATTCCTGCAACAACTTTTTGCACTGGCAGTCGGATGGCTTTGCTCGCTTGTGTAAGCAGTTCTTCGCGGTGAACTAAGATAAGCACATCTTGGGAGGACTTAGCGCAGTAGCGGTCACATATCTCCGCGAAGCATACTGTCTTGCCGCCACCTGTTGCGAGCTGAGCAACCACATTTCGATGGGTGCGCAGCTTCGCACTGATGTTGGTGATGAAGCGTTCTTGGTAAGGTCGCAGGATCATGCGTACTTCTTCTTATATAACTGCTCACCTACGGGCTTTCCGAGGGCGATGTTGCCGTTCATCATATCCTTTGCGCACTCGTTGCAGATGTCGATAAGCATCTGCTTCTCGTTGAGCAGTTCGCTCTCGCAGTAGATGGCTATGTGCTCGAATGCCATCGCAAGTACCAGGTTGTACTCCTCTTTCGATTGGCGGTATTCGACAGCTCTATTGTTACAGAGCTCTTTGATTCTTTTCAATGGTGTAGATGTCATAGATGTTATAAGGTTTGAATGTTGTTTTTATCCTTCCACTGGTGCTCCAAACGTATTCGACATACTTCGTGTCATCGGCAAGAGTGATGAACACTGTTGCATCATCGAAGTGATTGTACATCATCTTCAGATGCTTGAAATTTGTCTCGATATATATGAAGTCGCGATGCAGGAAGTAATACATCACATTGGTAAAGGAATAATTCTCAAAGCCCTCTGTGCTCCAAGAACTCTCGGATGAGGTCTTTTGCTTGTTCAATTTCGTTTGCTGTATGTCGGTGGATAAATAGTTCGCCTTTGAACTTATTGGGCACTCCTATGTAGTAGAAGTTTGCAGGATCATATCCAGTTAGGTAAGAATACCAGACTGCTTGAATGTGGTTGTAGTGCTTAGTCATGTCAGCTGCGAATGCTCGGAGGTTGGTGCAGGATGTTGTCTTGATGTCTGCATTGATGGAGTACATTGGGCAGTGTAAGTCAAGGATGCCCTTTGCTGCCACCATGCGCCCGTCAATCTCAACCTCCTTAATGAAGGTGATCTCCTTTGCAGCCTTCTCGAATATCAAGCGGAGCATTGGATGCTTCATGATGGCATCGTAGATAAGCTTCGCATTGGGCGGCATATCCTTTGGCTCTGTTTCAAGCAGATTGCGATGAAACTCCGCGCCTCTTTCGAGAGCACCAGCAGCATATTGGATGCTGCCAGTGTAGTGCCTCTTTATGCTTGATGCGTTGATGGCTTCGATTGAATTGTAGATGTCGCGGCTCATATAGAAAGTGCTTTAAATATTTGATAAGCTACTTGCGGAACTATTGCGTTGCCTCCTGCTTTGATGGACTCGTTTCGCCACTTAGGAAAGGTAATAGTGTCCAATCGGTCGGAAAGCCCATCATCTCCAATACAAATTGGGGAGACAGATGGGAACGAGTCCCAAGCATTTCGTTGATATGACTTCCCAAGTCGTCTCCCTTCCAATTCTCCGTTTTCCAGTGCATTCTTTGGTCTGATGTTCTTGGTGTTGGCAACATCGACATTCGTATACTTGAAGTTAAATCCGTTTGTTTTTTGTTCCCTTTCTCGTCCCTCCAATATGTCTTTTCCCAAATCCATCCCTCTTTGGGTTGATAATCTATTTGAACACAGCTTGGAGTAGGCAACAAACCAAATTCTGTCTCGTCTGTGTGGAGCGTTGACGGCACAAGCTGGAAGTAAAAACGGGAGCACTTCGTAGTCTTGAGCTTCCAAATCAGCCTGCACCTCGTCGAATACCATCCCTCCATTCCAATTAGTGAGGCCGCGAACATTTTCGCCCACGATGTACATCGGTTGAATTTCTCGAATTGCTCTAAGCATTTCAGGCCAGAGGTGTCGGTCATCTTCTTTTCCAAGTCGCTTTCCTGCGGATGAATATGGTTGGCAAGGGAATCCACCTGTAAGGATGTCAATTCTTCCTCTGTGAATAGTGAAGTCTGTACTCTTAATGTCTTCATAACTTATTGCATTTGGCCAATAATGTTTTAATACTTTTTGCCCGAAAGCGTTCCATTCACAATGGAATATATTCTCCCAACCCATCCACTCAGCGGCAAGGTCAAAACCTCCTATGCCGCTGAATAGACTTCCATGAGTAAAACTATAATTGCTTCTCATGCCTCTATCTGTCTTTTGTCCAATGGAATGAATCCACTACCGTTGCCATGTACCACCTTGATGAAGTCAACCTCAACCTTTGCTGAGTTGACAATCACCTGGGCGATGTCTGCGATTGCTTTTGCTTTGTCGAGCTCCATGTCGTTCTCTTTTAACATCTCGATGATTTCGAAAAGGTGATCTCTTAGGTCTTCGATTTTATTGCGTGCCATAATTTGTTTAGGGTTTTAACTGCTGATTGAATTGGTTGAGGGTATTTGGTGACAGTATTGCGCTGCATGTTTTCCACCTTGGTGATTGCTTCCAGATTATCTATCTCGAAATTCGATATGTTTTTATCTCGAAATGTCACTATCATGTGCGGCTCAAGCTTTCCGTGATGCTGCTCGTAGATGTGCCGATGTTTCAGCACCCATCGTGTATGCTCTGCAATCTTGATGTAGGTGTAGCCATCTTCATCGATGCGCTCTGCTCCAACTTCTTTGTGATTGGCAGGCACTGAGCCCTTCTTGAATCTTGTTTCATGTCCTCCGAATGCAATGCCTTTCATGCCCTTGTTCCAAGGTGTATGGCCTTTCGGGAACTGCGACTCGACATTGCTTTTCTTGAGCCTGCCGCTTGCTTCTGTTGCAAGATACTCTGGAGTCTTATGCAGTTGGAGTGCGAAGGCTTTGGCATAGCACTGGGCGATTGATTTCCCAGTGATGAATGCCACCTCTTTTGTCGACCGATGCGGATAGTACTCAATCAGCAGTTCGGTTTCTTCGAGTGTCCAATTACAGCGAGTCATAATAATCGAGCCCTCCTTGCTCTCCTCCGTTTGGCGATGGCTTTGGAAGTCTGTCGGCCATCGCTTGCTGCCCGTCATGATAGCCGTTTGAGTAGGCTTGCACGATTGCTTCTTTTACTTTCGATTGAAGTCTGTCATCATCGCATTCGCGTGGATCAATGATGGTGTCCAGGTACTTGGTGAATTGCGAAAATTCGTAGTGGATGTTGTCGAGTGGATTCATCGGATTGCTTGTGTTTTATGTTCAACTATTTCGATTCCTCTAATTTCTGCAATGTTCGTGATCTCCATCGCCTTTGGAAGTTTGCGGAGTAACTCTTGCACATCAAACATCTCTGCTTGCATAAGTGTCCAGAGCAGTGTCATCCAATCAACCTCGCCAACTATCTCCGCCTTTTTCGTGATGCGGATGTTCTTGGTGTGGTCGATGTCAAGGGTAGTACTTGTTGTGCTGTCGGTGAACTTTGCCATGATGCTTGCAACATCTTCAGTGCTTGCAGCGAGTAGCGCATTGGCTGCTTCCTGTGCAATCTTTGCATCTGCTTGAGCCTTGATGCGCTCGAGCTCGTTGGAGTAGTCTATCATCATCGCCTTGCGCTCATCGATGTAAGCCTTAAGCGGAGCAACGGCATCGCGCTCGACATCCATCACCGACTTCTTGTAGGCATCGAGTGGAAGTGTTACGAGTTTGCGATTGGTCTCAATGTGCTTGATGGCATCGTTTGCCGCTTTGATGGAAGCTGCGCTCATGTCGTAGGTGAGCTTATCTTCGATGGCAGTTGGTGCGCCTTCAATCATGCTCTGAGCACGAAGCACCTCTGTCGAGTTCAATGACTTGTAGAACTCGGAAATGTTCTCTATATTAGCTGCGTTCATAGTGTATTGATTTAATGAATGTTTTAAT